CCACACCATTTACCGACATTGAACCGGCAAACGATCAATTCGCCTTTTGCATTGGCCTGACCGTCACTGTGCTGGAGGCAGAATGAGCCTTTTGCCCCCAAACGCAACCGACCTTGAACGGGCCTTGGAAAAAACCACCAGCAATATCGACGATATTGATGTGCTGATTGATACGCTGTGGGACCCGTGGACGTGTCCCGCTGCCTTTCTGCCGTGGCGTGCCTGGTCCTTTTCTGTTGATACGTGGGACCCCGCATGGCCGGAAATGGTCAAGCGCCAGGTCATTGATGAAAGCTATGAAGTTCACCGCCGCAAGGGCACCCGTGGGGCCGTCAAACGCGCCCTGAAGGCTTTGAACCTTGATCCTGTCACGATCATTGAATGGTTCGAGAAAAACGAACCCGGCCAGCCCTATACCTTTGAAATCGAATTCGGATCAGGCGGCGGGCTCTCTGCCGATGACCAGGACAAAATTTATCAAACCGTGATGGCCACCAAAAATGTGCGCAGTCACCTAACCGACATTCGGCACGCCATCGAACCAGCCAGCGACTTAGGAATCACATGCGCAGCCAGCGCCTACACCATCACCGATGCGTCGCTGAATTGTGCAGGCACATCGGCAATCAGCCACGCCGCCCTTGCTGGCATCGCCTGTGTCTTTCGCACTGCTACCATCGACATGAGGATAAACTAAATGAGCGAAATCTCGCTATCCCCTGTTCTAACATCGGCTGGTCTTGCCGCTGTTGCCGCCGCCCACGGGCAAGGGCTTCAGGCGAAGATCACACATATTGCCCTTGGCGATGGTGGTTATGCCATCCGTTACCCCAGCGATACACCGCTGGCAACAGCACAAGCCCGCACCGTCATGCAGTCAGAACAGGTCCGTGTTGGTGTTTATGCTGGTGCGGTCCCCGGCCCGCAACAGATTGTGGTGGAAGCCCGCATCGATGCAGGCAAGCCCAATTTCTGGGTCAAGGAAGTCGGCTTTTTTCTCGATGACGGCACCCTGTTCGCAATCTGGTCCAGCGATACCCTTAATCTGGGTTTCCGTGGCGATCTGGTGCCGTGGGTGTTTCGCTTTGCCCTTGCCTGGACGCAACTGCCCGATAACGCCGTCACGGTCGCGTTTTCAGGGGATGCTGGCTATTCCGATCTGTGGGGCCGTCTGAATGATCACATCACGTCACAAGACCCGCATCCCTCACAGATCGAACCGGCCTTTCGCACCGACTGCGAACCCTGCCTGCTTGAATTTGCCGAACCGGGTGAAAATTTGCCTGCTCCATTTGTGTTTTCGCGGCCAGGGAAAGGCATTGGTTTTAATGCACGTGGTCAATACACAATGGTCGCTGCGAACGTCCTGCGCGACCATTACGATCCTGATACTCTTGAACATAAGGGAAAGTTATATATCCCGAACGCTTACAAGAGTTCCTGTCAAAACTATAATGCGGCTCCTGTCGATTTGACTGGCGTTGTATGCGCTGGAAATCCAGCGGTAATTCTCTCTCTTGTAGATGACACCGAAGCACTCAAAAAAGTACCTGTTTTAAGGCAGTTGCTTAAAGAAGGCACTCTGAACGGTAAGGTTTTTAAAATAGATAACAGCGCAGGTGATACTTATGCCTATGCTTTAGTTTCAGGGAATACAGGCGGTATCGGTGGTGTCGGGGGAGAAATCATAACAATCTCCGCTTGGGCTCGGTCTGAGGGTGGTCTAAACCAGGCGCAGGTTGAGGTGGCGGGCGGTTTGGGATCAACGCCGGTCAACGGAGAAGATTACAAATTTTATAGTCGAACGTCAGACCTCGTGGACACGAGAAATGGACAGTTTGCGTTTTTAGTTCAGGCAAACACTGTCGGATATTTCATTCTCAACCAATGTGAGATTGCCGCTGAACCATCTATCGTTCCGATTGTCCATGAGGGTGCTTCCGTCACAACGACAGCGGATGTACTGACAATCGGTCCAGCTGAAACTGGCGGAAATATTGTCAAAAACGGTACGTTTGATGACATGGAGGATTGGGTTTCTGGCACACAGTGGGTTAACGAAGAGGGTGCTATCCGGCTCAATTCAGAAGAAGGCATCTCACTGGAAAACAGATCATTGGTTCAAAGGTGTCTTACCGTAGGTAAACGATACCGTATGCACTATTCGGTCACAGTTGGAGCACTTGCAAGCGGCAAGACAAGACTCTTCATAAGCAATCAAGCTGGCGATGAGGTAGGAGTTACCAGTTTTGACGGCGCCCCCGGCAATCACTTTGTTGACTTTACCGCTGTCGGTTCTGACCTGCGTTTAGCTTATAGCAGGAACAGCGCTGGCGCTGGCGGTTACTGTAAGATCGACAATCTCCGCGTTGTTGAACTGGTCCCGTTTGAGGGTTGGGACAGCGATGCGGATGGGCATGCAATTTTGTTTGATGGCTTGTGCCTGAACACTGAAACAGCCGACACCGGACCATATCTATTAAAGTGCCGAGAGGTCAAATACGGAAACATTGGGCCTTGGAAAACCCCCGATGGCCGGGAAATGCGTGTTGTCGCTTTTGGCAATGATAACGGGACATCCATTAACAATACAGGGAATACCAAAATATCGTTGGAGCATGTTGATTACACATTATTGAACGTAATCAGCTTCAACCAAAACAGCGTTGCGATGTCTTGGAATGGAGAGACTTCCGAAACTGCTCTGTCAGGCACATTACATGGCCTAGACCAAATATCATTTGGCGTTGGCCGATACATCGCACCGCAACCCATCTGCATCAAGCGGTTCGCGGTTTACAACCGATATCTTTCCGAAGCTGACCTCCACGCAATGGTGACGAAATGACACTTTCACCCGTGAACAATGACCTGTGCCTGGTCGCGACCAACGAAACGACCATGATTGCCGCCCTCTCCACCAAAACCACCAACGAGGAGACGGGCGAAACCCAGTCAAACAACGTGTTTCATGATGGGCAAGACTGGATTGCCGCCACCCATGAATGGCAAATCCATCCGATTGGCCGTCTTCAAATTCAGCCCCCGGTGCTTGAAGACGGGGAAAACGGCGTGATCATTACCCCCGCCGTTTTTGATGACAGATTTCATATGAACATTCTGTGCAATGACACCGTGTTCGCAACATTGCAGGCTTTCGACCAGGCGCATTTTGATACCACCGGCGAGCGCCTGATTGTCGAACCTGATAACCGTCTGGTGGTGTGGGCGAAATGAGCGATAAGAACAACGCGATGGATCAGGTCTGGCGGACAATTAATTTCATTCGCAAATCATTTCGTTTGCGCCCCCGTAATATTGACGAGGCCGATGTCGCTGGCCTTCGGGAAAAGCTAGGCATTGCCGCCACCAATGAAATCAGAACAACGATCCTCGAAGGCGTGTTTCCAGTTGGCGCAATCTACATCAACCTGACCAATTCTGATAACCCCGGCACGATATTGGGATTTGGTTCCTGGTCTCCTGTCGAGGGCGTCAGCCTGATAGGCGCCGGAACGCACACTGATAGCAACGGGGACAAACTATCATTCGCAGTTGGTGAAGAATATGGCGAATACGGTCACACCCTGACCGTCGATGAAATGCCTAGTCATAACCATGATTACGCAAAATTCGGCGCGAGTGGCTATCAGAGTGGGGCGTCTTCTGGTTCTACATCTGGGACCAAATCAACCACAACTGAAACGGGTGGCGACCTTCCCCATAACAACATTCAACCGTCTCTGGCTGTATTTATGTGGAAACGCACTGCATAGAAATTCGGGCAAGAATGCCGGTTTTCTTACCTATTCAATCACGTTTTTCTGACCTGACCCCGCCCCTAACCCGGAGATTTATAATGGCCACCGATTACCATCATGGTGTGCGCGTCATCGAAGTGTCGGAAGGCACCCGACCGATCCGCACGATTGAAACTGCCGTTATTGGCATCGTTTGCACCGGCGAAACCGCCGATAACGATACGTTCCCAGTTAACCGCCCTGCTTTGATCACAGATATTAATAAGGGGATCAATGCGGCCGGCACAACCGGCACCCTGCCCTATGCGCTTGATGCGATCAAAGATCATGGCAACCCGCTGACCGTTGTCGTGCGCGTTCCGGAAGGCGCGGACGAAGCCGAAACGACATCGAACCTGATTGGTGGTGTTGTGAACGGCAAAAAGACCGGCATGCAGGCGCTGACCGCCGCCAAACCGCTGCTTGGTGTGCAGCCGCGCATTCTTGGCGTTCCCGGGCTGGATAATGAAAATGTCACTGCCGAACTGGTCTCGATTGCGCAACTGACCCGGTCGTTTGCTTATGCGTCCTGCTATGGCTGCGAAACGATCGAGGAAGCCATTGCCTATCGTGATGGCTTTGGTGCCCGCGAACTGATGCTGATCTGGCCCGATTTCGTCAATTGGGACACAGTGGCCAACGCCGAACGCAATGCCTATGCGACCGCCCGTGCCCTTGGCCTGCGTGCCCAGATCGATGAGGATATCGGTTGGCACAAAACGCTGTCGAACGTGCCGGTGAATGGCGTTTCCGGCATCAACAAAGACATATACTGGGATCTGCAAAGCCCGGCGACCGACGCTGGTGTGTTAAATGCCAAAGATGTAACCACCCTGATCAACAACAAGGGATACCGCTTCTGGGGCTCCCGCACTTGCAGCGCGGATCCGCTGTTTGCCTTTGAAAACTATACCCGCACCGCCCAGGTCCTGGCCGACACAATGGCCGAAGCCCATTTTTGGGCCGTGGATA